GGCAAGATTCCTTGTCAAGGCAGCTGCACTTCCTGCATCGAACATTGCTCCTATCAGTGTTCCTTTTAGAGGTCGCACTCTTAAGATTGCTGGCGACAGAACCTTTGATGAGTGGACTATTACAGTCATCAACGATACTGACTTTGCCATCCGCTCTTCCTTCGAGAGATGGATGAACTCTATTGTCAAAGTATCTGATGCTGCTGGTAATACCAACCCTGAGGATTACACCAGAGATGCTTATGTTTACCAACTTGGCAGATCTGCTGTTGCTCCTAACTCTCAGGAATCTGACGCAAACCTTCCCATTCTGAGAACCTATAAGTTCTACAGCGTATTCCCCACAAACATCTCTCAGCAAGATCTTTCTTACGATCAAGCAGACGGAACTGAAGAGTTTACTGTTACTCTCCAAGTACAATGGTGGGAAGCTGCTGGAAATGGTGGAGATGTCGCTTGATAAATAGTCTTTGATATCAAAGACTTCCTATTTAAAATGTCGAAACTCTTCGGATTTTCTATTGATGACAACGAAAAAACCCCCAAGGGTGTAGTCAGTCCCATTCCCACTACTGGTGAGGGTGGGGCTGATTATTATATCCAAGGGGGTTTTTCTAGTCAAGTCGTAGATATCGAAGGTATCTACAAAACTGAGCACGAGCTCATTAGAAGATATAGGGAGATGGCACTCCACCCAGAAGTGGATAATGCTATCGAAGATGTTGTTAACGAAGCTATCGTTTCAGATCAAAATGACTCTCCAGTAGAAATTGATCTGGAAAACCTCAATGCAAGTGATGGTATTAAAAATATTATCCGCAAAGAATTCAAACATATTAAAGATCTTTTAGATTTTGATGTAAAGTCTCACGAGATTTTCAGGAATTGGTATGTTGATGGTAGACTTTACTATAACAAAGTAATTGATATCCAAAACCCCCAAGAGGGTTTGCAAGAACTTAGATACATCGATCCTCTCAAAATGCGCTATGTGCGTAAAGAGAAGAAGAAAGATGATCGCAAGGACTTGTTTAATCAAGGAGGTATTCGGGAAGAACAGAAAGTTTATTTCCCTGAGATCGAAGAATACTTCATGTATACTCCGAAACCTCAATACCCAACAAACATTGCTGCCCCTGGTGGTGGCACTGCAATGAAGGGTGTCAAGATCGCAAAGGATGCAATTACATATTGCACCTCTGGTCTTGTCGATAGAAATAAAGGCACAGGTCTGTCTTATTTGCACAAGGCAATCAAGTCACTCAATCAACTTCGCATGATTGAAGACTCTCTGGTCATCTACAGATTGTCTCGCGCACCTGAGCGTCGTATTTTCTATATTGATGTTGGCAATCTTCCGAAGGTAAAGGCAGAGCAATACCTTCGTGAAGTCATGATGAGATATCGTAACAAGTTGGTCTACGATTCCAACAGTGGCGAGATCCGTGACGACAAAAAGATGATGAGTATGTTGGAAGACTTCTGGCTTCCACGCCGCGAGGGAGGGCGCGGTACAGAAATCACTACCCTTCCTGGCGGGCAGAACCTCGGAGAACTGGCAGACATTGAGTACTTCCAGAAAAAACTCTATAGATCCCTAGCAGTGCCCGAATCCAGAATCGCAGGCTCTGGCGATGGATTCAACCTAGGTAGATCTTCTGAAATCTTACGCGACGAACTCAAATTTAGTAAGTTTGTTGGTCGTCTGCGTAAGCGTTTTGCTGCAATGTTCTTGGATCTTCTGAAGACACAACTTCTTCTGAAGAATGTTGTTACTCCCCAAGATTGGGAAACAATGTCCGAGCACATTCAGTTCGACTTCTTATATGATAACCACTTTGCGGAACTCAAAGATAAAGAACTGATGGAAGGTCGTCTCAACATGCTTGCGATGATCGAACCTTATGCTGGTCGTTACTATTCGACTGAGTATATTCGCCGTCAAGTTCTGCGTCAGAGAGATCAAGAAATCGTTGAAATTGATCAACAGATTGAAGAGGAAATTGCAAAGGGTATCCTCCCAGATCCAAACCAGCAAATGCTTGAGTTGGAACAAGGTGCAATGGCAGGTGGACCTGAGCAGGGTCAAATTGAAGGTCAAGAAGATCCTGCTGCATTACCACCTGCACCCAATCCGCAAAAAGCGCAAGAAAATCCGTCTGGCGGAGAGATCTGATAAATAAGTTTATACCTCTGATTTATATCAATGGAAGAACTAGTTAATATGATTGCGACGGATTCGTCTGCCGTGGATATCAGTGACCAGATTAAGGACCTTCTTTATCAGAGAGCTGCAGCAAAAGTAGACGCATTGCGTCCTGATGCTGCTGCAAGTCTCTTTGGTGCATCTGACCAAGAAACTCAGGACCCAGAATAATGGCTAGACTCCTCGTTTTAGGTGATGAAATCACCGTTGCTGCTGGCGCTGGTAACAGCACCACAGTTGACAATGCTACTGTTGTCAGAGTGTTAAATGCTTCTGGTAGCACAGTTCAAATTATTGTACAAGATTCCTCCTTTGCAGGTATTGGGTCTTTTACTATGTTGAACAATACTTCTGAGTTGGTTGAGAAGAAGGCATCAGATCTCATCCATAGTACTGGCGGACTCGTTAGACTCGCTAAAGTAGGATTTACAGGCTAATCAAATGAAACTGATCACAGAAGAAATCGAACAGGTCGAACTTATCGTTGAAGAACGCAACGGTAAGAAATCGATGTTTATTGAAGGTGTATTCCTGCAGGGTGACATCAAGAACCGAAATGGTCGGATGTATCCTATGGAGACTCTTCGTAAAGAAGTAGCTCGTTATAACGAAAGTTTTGTCAACAAAGGCAGAGCTCTCGGTGAACTCGGTCACCCCGAGGGACCTACTCTTAACCTGGATCGTGTCTCCCATAAAATTACTTCTCTCAGAGAAGAGGGAACTAATTTTATTGGTAAAGCAAAACTCCTCAATACCCCCATGGGTAAGATTGCACAAAATCTTATCGATGAAGGTGTTAAGTTAGGAGTTTCTTCTCGTGGTCTTGGCACCCTCTCAGTAAATGAGGATGGTATCAAAATTGTTTCTAACGATTTTATGCTTGCCACTGCTGCGGATATCGTAGCAGATCCTTCCGCACCCGATGCTTTTGTTGAAGGTATCATGGAAGGAAAAGATTGGGTAATGGATGGTGGTATTGTCCGCGAGCGACTCGTGGAGAAAACTTACAAGCAAGTCAATACCCTGGTCGATCAGAAAGCACTTGAGGAGAACAAGTTGGCACTGTTCAATAAGTTCCTCTCAAGTCTTTAATTTATAAATAAATATAGATTATATCAACGATTATAATCGGAGAGTTCACCAATGTCCGCTAAGGAATTACAAGAAATGGAAAATCCTGTAACAAGGGGTGCGAAAGGCGCTGAGGCTATGCCTAAGCTTGCCGATCCTGGAACTGGTCTGGCTTCTGTAGAAGATCTTGGTGGTCCTACCCCCGAGAACTACAAGCCCGACAATGATTCCGCGAAACTCGCAGAACCCAAAGTCAAAACTGTAAGAGATGTTGTCAACCGTGGCGCAAAAGGTGCAGAACCTATGCAGTCCATCGGCACCGAGGTACTGAAGCAAGGCGACGAACCTGAAGTCGAAGAGACTCAGGAAGTTGTTGCTGAGCAAGAAGTCGAAGAGACTGAAGCACCTGCTGTTGACATCGAAGAAGATCTCGCTGCCCTTTTCGGTGGTGAAGAACTCTCCGAAGAATTCCAGTCCAAAGCACGCACAATCTTCGAGGCTGCTGTTACCGCTAAGGTAACTGAAGTTCAAGAAGCAATGGCTGCTGAGTACGAAGCAAAAATCACCGAAGATCTTGAGACCGTTAAGTCGGAACTCGTAGAGCGCGTCGATGCATACCTTGAGTATGTTTCTGAAGAGTGGGTCTCCGAGAACAAGATCGAAGTTGAGCACGGTCTGAAGACCGAAATGACCGAATCGTTCCTGCAAGGAATGAAAGGTCTTTTTGAAGATCATTATGTACACATCCCTGACGAGAAATATGATGTCCTGGAGAGCATGGTCTCCAAACTTGATGAAATGGAAGGCAGACTTAACGAGCAGATTGAAGCTAACATTTCTCTTAACAAGCGCCTTGGCGAAACTACAGCTGATGGAATTTTCCGTGAAGTAACCGAGGGTCTGGCTGTAACTCAAAGAGAGAAACTGCAAGCATTGTCTGAAGGTGTTGAGTTTGAGGGTGAAGACTCTTATCGTGAGAAGCTGGTTACACTGAGAGAATCGTATTTCCCCAGTGAGCAAAAACCTTCTTCCAACAAAGTGGAAACACTATCTGAGGGCGTAACCTCAGAGACTGGTGTTGAGGCATCTGCTTCGATGACCCAGTATTTGAAAGCCCTTGGCATGAAGTAAACTAGTCCCAAATTAGACACTACCCCCCAAAATGTACAATCAACAACAATTAATGGAGAAGTGGGCTCCATTGCTCGACGCCGAAGGCGTTGATGCTATTAAAGATTCCCACCGTCGTGCTACTACCGCTGTTCTTCTTGAGAACCAAGAGCGTTTCCTGCGTGAGCAGGCTGCTTTTGAAAGCGGCACTGGTATGCTGAACGAAGCTGCTCCTACTAACAGCGGCAACGCTGTAGGTGCTTCTGGTGCTTTCGGCGCTGGTTCTGCTGATGCTGGTCCTACCGCTGGTTTCGATCCCGTTCTGATCTCCCTGATTCGTCGCTCTATGCCGAATCTGGTTGCTTATGAACTGGCTGGCGTTCAACCGATGAACGGTCCTACTGGACTGATCTTCGCAATGCGCTCCCGCTACACCAACCAGTCTGGCACCGAGGCATTCTTCAACGAGCCCGATTCCGCATTCTCTGCGAACAAGGCAGGCACCAACATCGGTCAAGCAACCCAAGGTGATTACACCGACGCTACCGATGATGACGGCACTGTTGGTTTCGGTTCTACTGGCACCCAGCGTGGCACCAACCCCGCTATCCTCGAAGGCGCTGCTTCTGACGCTGTTCAAGCTCAGTACAGCGTTGGTCAAGGCATGGCAACTGGCGACTCCGAGGCTCTCGGTGACGGCAGCAATGGTGACTTCAACGAGATGGCATTCTCGATCGAGAAGGTCACCGTTACCGCTAAGTCCCGTGCTCTGAAAGCTGAGTACAGCATGGAGCTGGCTCAGGACCTCCGCGCTATCCACGGTCTGAACGCTGAAGCAGAACTCGCTAACATCCTGTCCAGCGAGATCCTTGCTGAGATCAACCGCGAGGTTATCCGTACCATCTACAAGACTGCTGAAGCTGGTTCGCAGGTCAATGTTGCTAACGCTGGTTTCTTCGACCTGGATGTTGACTCCAACGGTCGCTGGAGCGTTGAGAAGTTCAAGGGTCTCCTGTTCAACATCGAGAGAGATGCAAACCGCATCGCCCAAAGAACTCGTAGAGGGAAGGGCAACATCATCATGACTTCTGCTGATGTCGCCTCCGCTCTGACCATGGCTGGTGTACTCGATTACACCCCTGCCCTGAACGCTAACCTGCAAGTTGACGACACTGGTAATACCTTCGCTGGTACTATCAACGGTAAGTACAGAGTCTACATCGATCCCTTCTCTGCCAACAGTGCTGCTAACCAGTACTATGTTGTCGGTTACAAGGGCACCAGCCCCTATGACGCTGGTCTCTTCTACTGCCCCTATGTTCCCCTGCAGATGGTCCGTGCCGTCAACGATGGCACCTTCCAGCCCAAGATTGGCTTCAAGACCCGTTACGGTCTTGTCTCCAACCCCTATGCTGAAGGCACCGCTCAAGGTCTGGGTCGTATCACCTCCAACAGCAACCGCTACTATCAGCGTACTGTTGTTAAGAACCTCATGTGATTCATATTTCACATACTTAACATTGAGACCCGAAAGGGTCTCTTTTTTTGTCTTTATGTAACGGGTATGTAAAAAAGCAATGAATGTTAGTGAACTAACACAAACTGTACTATATAATACAGAATTGAGAAAATTCCAATGAAGTAAAAGTCAACTTCTACATTATTGTTCCATAATGGAGAGTGACAATGCACAATCTATTATCCCGCTCGCAATTAGACGAGTGGCGTCATTTTGAGGATACTATCGATGACCTTGCTTTGGAGCAGCAAAAACTAAATGACTACTATGAGTGTCTAATTGAATGCGATTCCCTTAATCAATCCGAATGCAAGCGCGTATGCAGGAGGATACTAATGTGATATAATATAAGTTCCGTGTGAAGGAAGTATAGACAGAGACCCGTAAGGGTCTCTTTTTTTGTGATAAATACAAATAAAAATGTCTTTTCTTGGAAAGCAGATTGAGAACAAGAATTACTTGTCTCCTGTTGGCTTTAAATTTAATATAGTAAAGACGCCGAAGGTAGATTTTTTCTCCAACAGTGCAAGAATTCCTGGTATCGAATTAGGGAATATTCAGGTTGGCAACTATCTCAAAGCAATTGATCTTCCTGGAGATAACATCAGATTTGAAGATCTGACTCTCCAGTTTATCGTAGATGAAAACTTAGAGAACTACTTAGAAATTCATAACTGGATCTATGGTCTTGGTTATCCAGAAAGTGTTTCTGAGTTTCAGGATCTAATTACAAAACCAGATGGTAGTAAGGACCAGAAAGAACAATACTCTGATGGAACTCTTGCTATTCTTAACAGCAATTTCAATGTAAGTGCTCGCGTAAAGTTCAGAGATCTTTATCCAGTATCACTGAGTTCCCTTGAATTTACAGCGACCGACAACGATTATACATACTTTACAGCAACAGTGACATTTAAGTATCTGTTCTATACGATTGAAGTTGCGACTTAATTTATGGATCTTGAAACTATACAAAGTATGTGGGAGAAAGACTCACAGATTGATCAAGACAACTTACACGACGAAGCAGCAAAGATTCCGTCGTTACACGCAAAATATTTTGACATCTACAATAACATCAAACTACTGAGGGAGAGAGCAACATCAGTAGAGAACAAAGTTAAGTTAGAGCGTCATCTGTATTACACAGGCAAAGCAGATCCAGAAGTTTATGTGGAGAATCCCTTTCCATATAAAGTTCGGGAGAAGGATGCTGTCCAGAGATATATGGCAGCAGACGAAAAAGTCCAAACAGCAACATTAAAAATTAAATACTATGATGTCATGTTGGTATACCTGGAAGATATTATCAAACAGGTAAGCAACAGAGGATATCTAATCAAGAACATAATCGATTGGCATAACTTCCGTGCGGGGTGAGTATGAGCAAGCTTGTTATTTCAAAGAAGAACGAAGTCTTTTTGAAAGTAGAGTCTGAGCCCCATGTTTATCAAGAGTTGTCAGATCACTTCTCTTTTGATATCGAAGGTGCAAAGTATATGAATCAGTATCGCAGAAGATACTGGGATGGAAAAATTCGTTTGTTCTCTACACACACTAGAGAATTATATGTTGGACTACTTGATAAACTAGTATCTTTCTGCAATAGGCATGGATACGAATATGAGTTTGCAGATAACAAGTTTTACGGAACCCCCTATGAGGAGAATGAACTTATCTCTCGCGAGGGAGTTAGAGATTATATGCGATCTATTTGCAATCGTCAACCTCGTGATTATCAAATAGAGGGAGTATACGGTGCTCTAAGACACAATAGAAGGTTAGTGATAAGCCCAACAGCCTCTGGCAAATCTTTGATGATTTACTCAATCGTGAGGTACTATACAGAGCGCAAACAAAATATCCTCCTAGTTGTTCCAACGACATCTCTGGTAGAGCAGATGCATAAGGACTTTGAGGAATATGGATGGGATGCTTCTTCATACTGCCACAAAATCTATGCTGGTAGAGAACGCGAGGCAAAAGCACCTGTAGTGATTACAACCTGGCAATCTATCTATAAACTAGAGAAAAGTTACTTTGAACGATTCAATGTTGTAATTGGTGATGAGGCACACCTGTTCAAAGCAAAGTCTCTTACTCAGATCATGACAAAATTACACCAAGCAAAATATCGTTTTGGTTTTACGGGCACGCTAGACGGCACGCAAACACATAAGTGGGTATTAGAAGGACTGTTTGGACCATCTTACAAATTGATTCGGACAGAAGAATTGATGAGTAAGGGATATTTGGCAAAGTTAAACGCTAAGATATTGCTTCTCAAGCATGATGAAAGGGTATTTGATTCTTATCAAGAAGAGATTGATTACTTGATAAAGCATGAACAAAGAAACAACTTCATCAAAAATCTTTCCATAGATTTAAAAGGTAATACCTTGGTTTTATTCTCAAGAGTAGAAGACCATGGGAAGGTACTTTTTGAATTGATAAATAAAAACATTGGAGAAGATCGCAAAGTCTTCTTTATTCATGGAGGGGTTGATGTTGAGGATAGAGAACTAGCCCGTTCCATCATTGAGAATGAAAAAAATTCTATAATCGTTGCCTCTTACGGCACATTCTCTACGGGTATCAACATCAAAAACTTACATAATGTAATTTTCGCTTCACCATCTAAATCAAGAATTCGCAACCTCCAGTCGATTGGAAGGGTACTTCGGAAAGGTACGAACAAGTTTAGTGCAACATTATATGACATTGCAGATGATTGTACTTTCCGCTCCAAACGAAATTACACTTTAAATCATCTCATCGAACGAATTAAAATCTACAACGAAGAGAAATTTAATTATGATATGGTAACTATCAACCTGAGGAAAAAAAATGAACGATGACTTCTACGCAAGCATTAAACTAGTATCGGGTGAGGAAATATTTGCAATTACTTCTTCTGAAGAAGACACTCTGATTATTCAAGATCCAGTTTGCATTGAATCGGTCCATGGACCTAGAGGATCTTATTTAAGAATTGAACCTTGGATGCAAGTTCCTAAAGATCAGTTCTACTTCATTGACAAAAGTAAGATTATTACAATGACTGAAGTTGATCATGATCATGAGATGGTTGAATACTATACCAACTACCTGTTAGATGCTGCAGAAGATCGGGCAAACGGGTTTAGATCTACTAGTAATAGTAATGGCAAAGTCAAACCATCTGAAAAGATGGGATATCTTGGCACAGTAAACACTGCTAAGAAAAAACTTGAAGAACTCTTCCAATTAGAAGTAGATCCCAAAGCAGGGATTGCTACTCATGTATAAAGAATAAAGCTAGCTATATTGTTTCTGAACTTCGACAAAGTTATTCTACTCATAGTTTGCCATGTTGTCAAGCTGTGCTATAATGTTCACAGGAACTTAAAGATATATGCCTAAGAAAAGGTCCGAGCATTATGTAAACAACAAAGAACTGCTCGATGCGATGATTGATTACCGCATCAAGGTAAAGCGGGCGAAGGAGAATGGTGACCCTCCCCCACCAATCAGCAACTATCTTGGCGATTGTTTTCTTAAGATTGCAACTCACTTGTCATACAAACCAAACTTCGTGAACTACATGTTCCGAGAAGATATGATCGGTGATGGAATTGAGAACTGCGTTCAGTATATACATAACTTTGATCCTGAGAAATCTAACAACCCGTTTGCATATTTTACTCAAATCATCTATTATGCTTTCCTGCGTCGGATCCAAAAGGAGAAGAAGCAACTTGAAATCAAAACCAAGATCATTGAAAGAACTGGTTATGATCAAGTGATGGTCGTAGAAGACGGTGCAAACGGTCAAGCAAGTGACTACAATACGATCAAAGACAACATCCAATACAGGACATCTCGATGACTGATCAAGAACGCCTCAGTAAACAAGTAGAACAGTCCAATCCATGCCGTGATGACTCTGATAGGGGTTACTGGCGCAAAAGACTTCGTGAACTAGAAAAAAAGAATGAAAATCGCGATAATCACTGATCAACATTTCGGTGCCAGGAAGGGCAGTAAGCTCTTCCATGATTACTTTAAAAAGTTTTACGATGGGACTTTTTTTCCTACGCTTCTTGCTGAGGGTATCACAAGTGTTATCGATATGGGTGACACTTTCGACAATCGTAGAAGCATTGATCTCTGGTCTCTTAAATGGGCTAAAGAGAATTACTATGATCGTCTCCGCGATATGGGAGTCACTGTGTATACTGTGGTGGGCAATCACACTGCCTACTACAAAAACAATAACTCAATCAATACAATTGACCTACTCTTACGAGAGTATGATAATATCATCCCTATCACTGACTATGCTGAGCATGTGATTGGTGGAACAAAGTTTGCTTTTATCTCTTGGATTAACAAAGAGAATGAAGAGCAGACCATGAAAATGATCAAGAAGAGTAAGGCAAAGGTTGCTGTTGGTCACCTTGAATTGAATGGGTTTGCTGCCTATCGCGGTTTCACTCAAGATCGTGGTTATGAAGCAGAGTATTTGAGAAAGTTTGACCGTGTGTTTACTGGTCATTATCATACCCGTAGTGACGACGGTCAAATCTTTTATCTTGGCAATCCTTATGAACTGTATTGGAATGATGTAAACGATCCTAGAGGATTTCACATCTTTGATACAGAGACATATGATCTGACTTCTGTTGACAATCCTAATCATATGTTCCATAACATCTATTATGAGGATACTCCTCATCAGATGTTTAATGCTACAGAATATGCTGGTAAGATTGTAAAGATCATTGTTCGTAAGAAGTCAAACCCCAAAGATTTTGAAAAATTCATTGACAAACTTTACACGGTTGGTGTAGAGGAACTAAAAGTCATTGAGAACTTTGACTATAACCAAGGATGGTTGGTTGGAGAAGACCTTGAGATTAGTGAAGAAGAAAACACTATGTCTATCTTGAATAGATATATTGAAGAATCAGAAACTGAGATTGATAAATCTAAGATCAAGACATTGTTTGGTTCGTTGTATACGAAAGCGTGTGAAGTAGAGTAATGTTTTTGTTGACTGAGCGGGATAAAAAGGAAGAGGGTGCATATGCTGTAAAGGATAAGTATGGCAGCAAAGTCCTCTTTATGTTTGAAGAAGAAGATGATGCGATTAGATATGCTCAGCAACTAGAAGAAGACCACGGAGTTGCAATGTCTACAATTGAAATTGACAGAGACCTTGCAATAAAGGCGTGTGAGATGTATAATTATAATTATTCTGTGATCACTCCCAACGACATCGTAATTCCTCCTGCAGTAGATGATAACATTTCAGAAGATTAGATGGAAAAACTTTCTGTCAACTGGTGACCAATGGACTGAGATTCATCTCAACAAGTCTTCCACAACTTTGGTGATTGGAACTAACGGTGCTGGTAAGTCCACAATGTTGGATGCACTTTGCTTTGCTTTGTTCAACAAACCATATCGCAAAATTAATAAACCTCAACTAGTCAACAGCTCTAACGAAAAGGGTTGTTTGGTTGAGGTTGAGTTTAGTGTGGGACCTCGTAACTATTTGATCCGTCGTGGTATCAAACCCAATGTGTTTGACATCATTGTAGATGGTGAGATGAAAAACAAAGAGGCAGATGATCGTGCCAATCAAAAGATTGTAGAGGAGCAAATCCTTAAACTGAACTACAAGTCTTTTACTCAGATTGTAATTTTGGGTAGCAGTAACTTTGTGCCTTTTATGCAGTTGACGCAGGCACACCGTAGAGAGGTCATTGAAGACCTGCTGGATATTCGTATCTTCTCTGCTATGAATAACCTTTTGAAGGAGGAAATCAGACAGTCTAGAGAAGTAATTAAAAATCTTACTCTAAAGAAAAACACCATCAAAGATAAGATCTCTATGCAAGAGGGGTTCATTGAGGACCTGGAGAACCGTCACAAAGATAAGATTGACGAGAACGAAAATAAGATTGAAAAGTTAATTGCTAGTGCTTTAGAGACTGATAAAGAAAATAATAGTATCTCTGAAAAGATCTCCGAGAAAGAAAAAGAACTGGAAAGTTATGAATCAGCAACAGAGCAACTGCGTAAACTTGGTAGCCTAAAAGGCAAAATTTCACAAAGAGTAACAACTATTACTAAGGAACATAAATTTTTCTCTCAAAATACGGTATGCCCTACTTGTACACAGTCAATTGAGGAGGACTTTAGACTAAATAAAATTAGTGACGCTCAAGATAAAGCAAAGGAACTCCAAGAAGGTTTCTTGAAACTGGAGGAGTCGATAAGGTTAGAGGAAGATAGAGAGCGTCACTTCAAAACCCTTACTAAGGAGATTACCGAACTAACGCATGGCATTTCTCAAAACAATGTTAGAATCGCTGGGTTTCAGCGACAGGTCAGAGATTTACAACATGAAGTTCAAACTCTTACCAGTCAGCTACAAGACAGAAATTCTGAACATGAGAAGTTAGACGGGTTCAAGAATGATCTCCAAGTAGTATTTGGAAAACTTGCTGAAAAGAACGAGGAAGTCAAGTACAACGATTTCGCTTACTCACTTCTTAAAGATGGTGGAGTTAAGTCGAAGATAATCAAAAAGTATCTTCCTCTTATCAATAAGCAGGTAAACAGATACCTCCAGATGATGGATTTTTATATTAACTTTCATCTGGATGAAGAATTTGGAGAGACCATTCAAAGTCCCGTCCACGATAAGTTCACCTATTCCTCATTTTCTGAGGGGGAGAAAATGAGAATTGACCTGGCACTTCTCTTTGCTTGGAGAGAGGTTGCCAGGTTCAAGAACTCTGCTAATACTAACCTCCTTATCCTAGACGAAGTATTTGACAGTTCTCTTGATACCGTTGGTACAGACGAGTTTACCAAGATCATCAGATTTGTCATCCAAGATTCAAATACCTTTGTGATTTCTCACAAAGCAGATATGCTTGACAAGTTTAATAATGTGATAGAATTTACCAAGAAGGGTGGATTCTCTTACATGAATGAAAAATCATCGGTGATTGGTTGATGTATATTGCAAAGGGAGTTCTTAGTAGAACCGACATGGATCAGGTGTATGGTCACCTGATGGGAGAATCAATCTGGAACATTGGTGGAGGGTATGCTAACAATAGCGATC